ACTATTGTACATACTATTGATGCCATTAGAACGGTTATAAGTAGCCTTAAAAGTGAACGTCAATTTGCAAACTATCAAATGTAATGAGTGATTATTTAAATAAAAGAAGAGCTATGAAATTAGGTGAAGTTAACCCTGAAGCCAAAAAAACAAAGCCAATTGCAAAGCAAAGTGATAAGCGAAAAATTGAGCAAAAGGAATATGTTGAAATAGTTAAAAAGCTATTAAAAATAAATCCTAATTGCGAAATAAAACAATTTGGCTGCACCGGTAAGGCTCAAGGATTACACCATATAACAAAACGTAGCCCTTCTAATTTTAAGACAGAAAGCAACTTATTAAGAGCGTGTAATAGTTGTAATTTATGGGTTGAGATGCACCCACTAGAAGCTATTAAAAAAGGTTTTTCAATTTCAAAACACATAAAAAAATGAGTTATAATTTTCCCAACCGAATAGAATTTACAACAGATCAAAATGTAATTCAATTGAAGTCAACAAAAGTGGTAAATAAAATATTGTACGGCATTTATATTTACACTTACTCAAAAACTAAATTAGGCAGTCAAGTTATGATGTTGCCAGAAAACATTACCAAACTTTTAAATGATAATAAAATACTATGTCAGTAAGTATGATTACAGCTTTTAATAAGTTGAGAGAAACAAAGGAATATTTTTTAGATGCTGAAAGGGAGTGTAAAGGCGGTAAAGGTTCAACGCTTGCAAAAAGATATTTATCAAAATTAGATTGGATGTTTAAGGACTTTATTACAACGCCAGGATTGCCGCCTATAATTATTAACGAAGTAAAAAAACAATGGGAAAGTGACCTTTTTGTAATTGATGAATTGTATAAAAAAATTAATTTATTGCCATCAGAAAAAAGAGAACTTTTTATAAATATCGTTGATGCTATCAACAACGGTCAACAATTAGAAATTGAACAAAAATAAAATAAAATTTAAAACTAAAAAAAATGGCACTAACATCAAACAAATCAGCAACATCAAAAGAACTTTTTAAGCATTCATTTGACTTAATGCAACTTTTAAAACAAAAAGTAATTACAGTAGAAGAAGCAAAAGCACAATCTAATTTATTAAAACAGGCAAATAACTTATTGCGTTATGAATTGGATAGGGCAATTGCAGAAAAGAAATTTGAAAATTTAATCATTAGAGAAATAGAAGACAATGCATAATTATTTTTATAACAATTCATTGCTACAAAAACTTTGTCAACTACTTGATGAACTAACAGAAAATGACGACAAAGAGGTAATTGATAAATTAATAAAAAAGCAAATGCCAACAAATTCAAAATATAATTTTTCATTAGCGGAAATATCTAGTGTAACAAAAGAAGATGCAGGACATCACTCAGTGGGTATTAGAAAATCAAAATGCTTTGCAACTGAATATTTGTACTCACTTTATAAAATAGATTTTGAATTTTCATATAAACAAGATAGCATTTTAGAAGATTTAATGTATAAAAAATGGGATGACATTATTTCTAAAATGATTAAAAGTTTTGAAGTAACTAGGGCTTTAATTTATAGAAATACCAATATCGAAATTAGAAAAGAAGTATCTGAAACATTTGATTTGTATGTAACAAAAATTTTTATTGAAAAATATACAGAAATTATCAACGAATACAATAAAATAAAAATAAACTAACATGCCAAAAACAAAATTAATAAAAGACCTAACCGAAAAACAAATAAAGGTAATTAATGCCAATGCAGCGAAGATAGAAATAGCACAATTAAGCGAATTAAGCGGTGCTACTATCAATTGTATTAGAATGTACTGCAAGAAGTACCAACTAGTTTTAAAGTCACTAGAAAACGAAATAAAGTTGCGTGAAAGCTGGGAAGGCGAAGATGGGATTTTTAACATTGACGGATGGGCCAAAGAATTTAATAAACTATTTGCAATAAGCTAATTATGACTATCAAAGAAGCCAAATCAATAGACTTGCTGCTAAATAATTTCACACCCTTTACGGTAATTCTTTTGCCTGAATCACAAAGAAAGTCAATTGATATTTTAAAAAAATCGGTTGAAAAAAAGAAACAACAATATTCAAGGTATTTTAAAAACTAACAACATGACAGTATCAGAAATAATAACTAATGCTGAACAGCAACTATCAGAAATTGCCGGAAAGGGAATTAGGGTAAAAGCCTACGACCCAAATTTTAAACTAAATGTAAAAACATTTAAAGAATTGATTTGCAGCTATTTTTTTGTTGAATGGGATGAAGTGGTTAGTAAGTCGAGAAAAGATAATCTACCGCTAGCAAGGCAATGTTTTATTTATCTGTGTAAAACTTATATGCCAGAAATGTTGCATAGAGAAATTTGCGCTATACTAAATTTAGATATAAGTTCTATTCCTACTTTGTTTAAGATTGTAAATAATTTTTACAAAAATGAAGATGAAAAAACTATTAAGTATTTACAGCCAATTATCAACCACATCAATAACAGCTTGAATTTACAATGATGAAATACAGAATACTAAAAGAAACATTTGAAGATGGAAGTGTAAAATATCGGGCGCAATACAATGATAAGTTTTTTATATTTATTAATGATTGGTTAGACATCAATATTCATGGGGAACATCTGTATTTAGGTATAGACTGTTGCAATAATCGTTTTGCAGCTTTTTGTAGGATAGAATTACACTGCAAAGATTTTGAGAAAAAACAAAACAAACACATTACAAACGTAGAAATTGAATATATAAAATAATATTTATGAAACAAACATGGCAGCAATTTTGGGAATTTCATTTAAAGCACCCAATAGTTTACACTTTATTTGAAAAATTTGCATTTGAATTAATCAACAAAGGACGTACAAAATTAGGCTCTAAAATGATAATTGAGCGCATACGCTGGGAAATGTACACAGGTAGCAAGGATGGCAAAGGATTTAAGATTAACAACAATTTCACCTGCTACTATAGCCGACTATTTGCCGAAAAAAATCCTACGTTTGAAAATTATTTTGTTTACAAGCAAATAAAAAAATAATTTTTTATTGATAATTATTACCCTATATTTGCAATTCAAAGCATGGCTAGATGCTACTAAATTATTTGCTTAATCTATTGCTTAACTTCTAGCCGAGTTACTTAATATTTTGAGCATTTTTTATTTTAAAATTAAAATATGGGGAAAAAATATAATAGTATACTTAATGTGTATGATGCAGCTAATGATAGAATAGACTTTATATTTAAAAATTTCAAAAGAATTTATTTGTCTTTTTCTGGTGGTAAAGATAGTGGAGTTATGCTAAATCTTGTTAATGACTATATGAGAAAAAATAATATTACTGATAAACTAGGCATAATGATATTAGACAATGAAGCAAACTATGAATATTCTTTAAAATTTATGCATAAAATATTACAAAACAATTTAGATTTATTTGATATTTATTGGTGCTGTTTGCCAATAACGTTGCCTTGTACAGTTTCATCTTATGCAATAGAGTGGCAGTGTTGGGGGGTAAAAGATAAACATAAATGGATAAGACCAATGCCAAAAGAAAATTATATAGTAAATTTTGAAAATCATAATTTTCCTTTTTTTAAAGAAAATATGTCTTATGATGAGTTTTGGGATGAGTTTGGGGATTGGTATTCTAATGGGGAAAAAGCTGCTTGTTTGATTGGGATTAGGGCTGATGAATCATTAAATAGGTTTAGAGCTATTATGAATGAAAAGAAAAAAACAGTTAATGGGTTGTGTTGGACAAAAAAGAAAAGAGAAAATGAATTTGAGGTATATAATTGCTATCCTATTTACGATTGGAAAACTCAAGACATTTGGGTAGGTAATGCTAAATTTGGGTGGGATTACAATGAATTATATGATATTTTTTGGAAAGCTGGTTTGACTATTGCTCAAATGAGAGTAGCATCTCCATTTATGAGTGAAAGTAAATCTTCATTAAATTTATATCGTGTAATTGACCCACATGTTTGGTCAACCTTATGTGCAAGAGTTGCTGGTGCAAATTTTATTGCAACATATGGTAAGCAATTAAATTATCATAGTTTTAAATTGCCCTCTGGACATACATGGAAATCTTTTGTTAAATTTTTATTAGACACACTACCTAAAGAAGTTTCTGAAAATTTTAAGTTACGCTTTATTCAATCATTAAAATATTGGGGCAGAATAGGGCGTGGTTTGCCAGCCAAAACAATTAAAGAGTTAAAGATAAATAATATTCATTTTAAAGAAAATGGATTTACGTCACATGGCACAAAAACAAAAGTAAGGGTTATAATACAGTCATTCCCAGACCATTTAGATATGTTGTCATGCCACAATAGCGAAGTTGCAAGTTGGAAAAGATTTGCTATAACAATATTAAAAAATGATCATACTTGCAAGTATATGGGATTAGCACCAACAAAAGAGCAGGCGATAAGGCAGCGTGAAATAATGGAAAAATATCGTAACGTTTAAATATAATTATATGAAAATTAAAAGAGCAAACCAGATTGAACCAGTTGCATTTACTGGTGGATTATCTACTAGAATGCTAGTTATGTCAGATGAAATGGGTTTTGGAATGTGTAAGACAGTAATACCAAAAGGAGGTCCACATCATTGGCATTATCCAAATCATTTAGAAGCCTGTTACTGTATTAAAGGCAAGGGAGAATTAACTGATTTATCAACTGGCGTAAAGCATTTTATAACTACAGATGTGCTTTATGTACTAGATAACCATGATGACCACACATTTGAAGCATTTGAAGATGTAGTATTAATTTCAATTTTTAACCCACCTTTAAAAGGTAACGAAAAACATGATAAAAATGGACAATACACTATTTAACAAACAATTAGAAATTAAAAAATTAGCATCTACTTTAAAAGATGCAATTAATTCATTGCCAACTAATGATGAAAAAGTAGATTTTCTTAATTATGTAAGGGCAGAATTACATGAAGTTAGCCCATTAAAACATCACCCTGTAGATTTTGTAAGATGGGAAAAATCTAACAATGTTGAGGTTAATGAATATAACCCAAATGCAGTTGCTCCACCAGAAATGCAATTATTGTATGAATCAATTTTAAACGATGGTTACACAATGCCTATAGTTGCATTTAAAGAATCTGAAAACTTTAAAATTGTAGATGGGTTTCACCGAAGAGAAACAGAAAGAAGGAATAAAGATATATCTAATTCAACACTTGGATATATACCGTTATCTACAATACGGAATACTCAAGCAGATACTTCTAATAGAATGGCTTCAACCATTCGACACAACAGGGCCAGGGGTTCACATAATATAGAATTAATGAGCCAAATAGTTTCTGAATTAGTAGAGATGGGTAAAGGAGATGCATGGATATGCAAACATATAGGTATGAGTATTGACGAGCTATTAAGATTAAAACAAATTACTGGATTAGCATCTTTATTTCTTAACAAAGATTTTTCTGAAAGTTGGGAGGCTGAAGCATCATGAAAATAAGTAAAGATGGTTTAGTGGTATTTGATAATTTAAAACATACATACACTCATAAAGACGGAACTGTATTACAAGGGGTTACTACTTTTATATCTAAGCATAAAAAAAAATTTGATGCAGAAAATATTGCAATAAATTATGCAAAAAAAAATGGCTTATATTCTAAATATTGGATTGATAAATGGAAATATAAAGGTGATATATCTAAAGTAGAAGGTAGCGCAGTTCATTCTATAATTGAAAATTATGTTTTAAATAGTAGTATTGATTTATTTGGGATATCAAAAAAAGAATTAATAGCAAAAAAATTTATTGAAGATTATTTTTTTACAAAAAAATTAATACCAGTTGAAGTTGAATATTTAATTTATGATTTAGATATTGGATTAGCTAGCCAAATAGATTGTATAGTTAAAAATAATGAAGGTGATTGTTTTATTTTAGATTGGAAAACAAATAGTGAGATTAAAACAAATTCATTCCAAAACCAAAAATTAGCTAACCCATTTAGTGATTATTTAGATTGTGATTATTATTCTTATTCTTTACAGCTTGGCATTTATAAACTATTATGTAAGGAATATAAAATTAAGGATTGCTATATAATTCATATCGGGGAATCTAATTACAAATTTATAAAAATATATGATAAAGCAAATTTGGGTGCCTTATTGGGAATGGGAAGATTTTAAAAATGGTATGTGGAAAAAAGCTACAAAAGAAAATGAAAGCAATTTACTTTTAAGCGCAATTGAATTTACAGGCGATCACATAATATATGGTGAGGCAATGGGAGAGGTTATAGAATTATGGCCAAAAACTATGCTAAATACGTTGTCAAATAAATCAGTAAATCGTAGGGCATTTTTAGGACATTGTGCGGTATCTTATGCAATTGATTGCCCAGAATACATTACAAGACAAGCCTGGGGAATGCTAACAAATAAACAAAGATATGATGCTGATTTAATTGCAGAAAAACACATTAAACATTGGGAACATGAATTTCAGAGAAAAAATAGAAATTTACATAAGGGATTGGGAGAGCAAATGTTATTTGAATGGCATCCCAGATGAAGTGCCAATAGAAATTTTTAATTTAGTCCCTTCATATAAAAAGATATGTTTGGCTATTTTAAAAAATGACTATACATTAAAAACATTAGGATTTACCCCACCTAAAAGTAAATTTTATTCTGAATTAAAAAGAATTGAAATAAGTAAAAGATATCATAAAGTTGTTCAAATAGAACTTTTTTAAATCTTTGAACAACTAGCGATTATTTAGTATATTGCAGTTGCATTACATGTAGAAGCGTAATGATTCCAAACTTATTTTGCCGCAAAGGCGGCTGGGAGGTAACGAAAGTTACCGCTTCTACCCCAGCCAACTTTGCGGCTTTTTTATTTTATGCAATTTTTAGAAAAAGATTTAGAACAAATTATTCATGAATCTAACAAGGACTACCTACATGATAGGGGTATAAATGTTTACTGTAAACTTATTAGGCAATTAAGAATTAAAGGTTTTGGAGTTGCCGATTTGGTTGGCTTTAGGCGGCCATATTACCATAGTGGCATGAATGAATTTGCCAAAGGATTAATTACAGTTTATGAGTTAAAGCAAAAAAAAATTAATACAGATACTTTTTTACAAGCTCTTTGGTATTTAAATGGTATAAGAAACTATTTAATAAGTAGAGAAATGGAGCAATGGTTTGATTATGAAATTGTGCTAGTTGGTAAGGATATAGATTTAAGTTCAAAATTAATAGCATTGCCAAACTTTAATTGCCCACGTTATAAAGATATACCAATTATAGATAATTCTACATTAAGCGTAGAATTTTATTTATATAAATACGATGCAGATGGTATAATATTTAAG